CGTATGTCAAACACCGCGTACCAGCGCTCTATGGCCGATATGAAGGCCGCTGGCCTCAATCCTATGCTCGCCTACCAGAAAGGCGGTGCATCCACTCCTAGCGGCGCTATGGCGCGTATGGAGAATCCTGCGAAAGACATGGGCGTCAAATCACTTCTTGCTTCTCAGAAAAGGCAAATAGAAGCCAACGCTGACAATCTTGAAGCATCAACCGCGCTCGGCCTCGAGCGTATCAACACGGAAAAGGCCAATCAGGGCCTAATCAGTGCGAACACCGCGCTTACCGCGGAAAAACTCAATACCCAGTTGGGTATCACCCAACAAACTTGGGACACCATCACGGGCATTCTCGCCCGTAACCAGATCGCCATGAACGAGGCTGACATCTCGTCCATCATGACGCGGATCGACCGCGAAATTCTTAATAGCGGCGAATTCGCAGCGGCTCGATGGGCTTCAAAAGTCCTCGGCATTAGCGGCAAAGACGCTCTGGATCTGGTCAAATCTCTGAAAGGAGGAAAAACCGCAAAAAAGCCGGGCGGGGCACCTCGGCGCCCCCGCTAAATAAACCCGATAACTTCTCTGTAATCGAATAGGAAAAACCGATGAAAACGATCCGTAAACCCTTCGACGCGCACGAACGCGTCCACCCAAAAATCTCCCCGGTCTCTATGACCCACCAGTCCCACAAAAACGAATGCGACATTAACAACATCATGCGCAAATTCGAAAAATTCGGTGTCCTCGAACACCGCAACAACTACGAGGGGCAATACGGCGACTTCACCGCCGTTCCGCAAGACTACCGCGAAGCCATGACTTCGGTTCTTGCGGCTCAAGAAATGTTCCTTGAACTCCCCTCCAAAATACGTCGCCGCTTCGGTAACGATCCCGGCGCGTTCCTCGACTTCGCTACGGACCCTCAAAACGGTCCAGCAATGGTCGAAATGGGCCTCGCGGTCAAAAGGGTTCCAGAGGAAACCAAGACCCCTTCAGAGGCCCCCAAAACGCCTCCCAAGGCGAAAAAAGACGACGACTCGCCCGTCTAAAGCACAGTTCCCTTCTTGTTGTAACTGTGCTAACTGACACCATCAGGTGTCTAAACTTAAAAAGGAGCAAAAAATGCGACGCAAAAAACTCTCTCGCAAACAATCCCGAAAAAACTTTCGGTCTGGGACCAAAGTTAAAGCGAGAAACTACTCTGCAGGACCAATGCGCGGTGGGATACGTGCATGACCTGCACCAGCCCAATCAAAGGCTGGAAAAAGCTCGAGGGGGGTGGAATGACCACCTCCCTCAAAAAAGGCTATGCCGACCAACCTATGACCGTTCCTTGCGGCCAGTGCATAACCTGCCGCTTAGAACGTACCCGTACTTGGGCAATTCGATGCATGCACGAAGCTGCCCTACACGACCAAAACATCTTCACAACCATCACCTACGACGACGACAACCTGCCTTACGGGGAAACCCTCGTTCGCTCGGACCTTCAAAAATTCATCAAAAGACTTCGGAAAAAGGTTCCAAACCTTCGAGTCTTCTACTGCGGCGAATACGGCGATACGACCGACCGACCGCACTACCATGCCCTATTCTTCAATTACCGCCCTAACGACTGTGAAAAAATCGCAGAAAGAAACGGTAAAGACATCTTCCGTTCTGACAAACTCGACAAAATGTGGGGCATGGGACACATCAACTTTGGCAACGTAGAATTCCAATCGGCCGCTTATGTCGCCGGATACGTTACAAAGAAAATTACTGGCCCAGATCAGGAGGAGCACTACCAATGGATAGACGACGCTACTGGCCAAATAATCGACCGCACACCCCCCTTCCAAGGGTCGAGCAAAAATCCAGCTATTGGTCACGACTGGCTGTTGCGCTGGATCGACGACGTATATTCAAAAGATCAAATCGTGATCGAGGGCAAAGCAATGCGCCCCCCTAGATACTACGACAAAATGTGCGAAAAATACCGCCCTGACCTATGGCGCAAAGTGAAAAACAAACGCCGTCAGGACGATCCTAATAAATTCATCATCGCAGAAAGGGAAATCGGAAACATCATATACAAATATCTCAAGAAAAAAGGCGATCCAAACGCTTACAAAGGTTCGGACCGCCATCTAATAGCTAAACGCAAGATCGCCGAGTCTCGGCAACTTCTAAGGAATGAACAATGACATCTAAAGTAAAACAACTCAAGGCTATGTATTCCATCCATGATTCTGTGGCTGGGTTCTACTCACCTGTATTTCACGCCCAAAACGACAATCATGCGATCCGCATGTTCCACTCCTCGATCGATCTAAACCACAAAGCTGACTATTCCCTCTGGCTTATCGGCCAGTTCGACGACGAAAACGGGAATATCTACGACTACCGCCAACCAACTCTCATTGAAAAAGGTATTAACCTGAAAGGAAAAGACCAATGAAAACCGTTATGTCTCACAAATTCTCGCAAGTACCAAAGGCCGAAATTCCTCGGTCTTCCTTCGACCGCTCTTGCGGTCATAAAACCACTCTCAACGCCGGGCAACTCGTCCCGATCTTCGTTGATGAGGCTCTGCCCGGGGATACCTTCAATGCAAAGCTTACCGCCTTCGCGCGCCTCGCTACACCGCTCCATCCGTTCATGGATAACCTCTATTGCGATACTCACTTCTTCGCTGTCCCTTACCGCTTGCTCTGGGACAACTGGGAAAAATTTAACGGTGCTCAAGAAAACCCCGGTGATACAACCGACTACATCATCCCAGAAATGTCTGCCCCCGTCGGTGGCTACCTTAACGGATCAATCCACGATCATTTTGGTCTCCCCACGGGTGTAGAAAACCTCACCCACATGGCCCTATTCCACCGGGCCTACAACTTGATCTGGAACGAATGGTTCCGCGATCAAAACCTGCAGGACTCTGTACCCGTTCATAAGGACGACGGCCCTGATGACCCTGCAGACTATCAACTCCTTCGACGTGGCAAACGTCACGACTACTTTACTTCGGCTCTCCCTTGGCCCCAGAAAGGCCCCTCTGTCGAACTCCCTCTGGGTTCTGCTGCGCCTGTGCGCGGCATCGGCATCAACGCCAATCAAACCTTCACAAGGGCAGACTCAGAAGTCGTAGAGTCGGACGGATCCACGACAACTTATCCACTAGCAACTTATTCTGCGAATGAACCGGGTACTAACCAACTCATGACGGAAGTCATTGGGACACCCGGTTTGTTAACTCCTCAAATCTTCGCAGATCTATCAGAAGCTACAGCTGCGACTATCAACCAACTTCGCCAAGCTTTTCAGGTGCAAAAACTCTACGAACGGGATGCTCGAGGTGGCACCCGTTATATCGAAATCCTGAAATCTCACTTTGGCGTAACCTCTCCCGACGCAAGGCTCCAACGGCCTGAGTACTTGGGCGGCTCTACTTCCCCTGTCTCTCTTAACCCTGTCGCCCAAACCCAAGAAACCACTGACACTTCACCGCAAGCCAACCTAGCGGCTTTCGGTACTGTTCACATGAATGGTCACGGTTTCAAAAAGTCCTTTACGGAACACTGCGTCATCATTGGAATGATCTCGATGCGTGCTGACCTGACGTATCAGCAGGGCATGAATCGCATGTGGAACCGTTCAACTCGTTGGGACTTCTACTGGCCTGCGCTTTCTCATATCGGCGAACAAGCCGTTCTGAACAAAGAAATCTACGCGCAAGGCACAACCCAAGACGATGAGGTCTTCGGCTATCAAGAACGCTTCGCCGAATACCGCTACAAACCATCGCTTATCACCGGACAATTCCGGTCTTCGTTCGCTGAAAGTCTCGATACCTGGCATCTCAGCCAAGACTTCGCCGAACTCCCCGCTCTGAATGAGGATTTCATTCAAGAGCAACCACCCGTCGACCGCGTCATAGCGGTCCAAACCTATCCACACTTAATCCTAGACACCCACATGAACCTCAAATGTGCTCGTCCAATGCCCATCTACTCAGTACCGGGAATGATCGACCACTTCTAAGGTTCAAACACAACAAACGATAATCACGGACCCCCCCGGAAACTCCAAGTATTGGAGGGGGGGGCCAGATTATTGTCTTACTCGACGGGAAACATCATGGGACTGTTCAATACCATCTCAACTGCAATCGGCGGCTTCCTTGGAGGTCCAGCCGGTGCCGTTGCTGCTGACTTTATCGGTGGTCTCGCCACCAACCGCAGCAACGCTAAACAAGCTGGCCGGCAAATGTCGTTCCAAGAACGCATGTCAAACACCGCGTACCAGCGCTCTATGGCCGATATGAAGGCCGCTGGCCTCAATCCTATGCTCGCCTACCAGAAAGGCGGTGCATCCACTCCTAG